AGAATTTGGATTTGAAGATGGTAGCGGTAATAATGTCTTTATGAGTTCAAATAGCGAAAACTTAGAAGGAACGGGTTGGCGACATATAGTAGCGGTAGGAGATTATTCAGGCAGTTTTAGCTTATATTTAGATGGTCAGCACATAGAAAGCCAAACAGTCAATGGCTCTATAAATATGACAAATTCAAGTTCAGCATATATAGGAAATAGAGACTCTAACAATGCTCCTTTCAACGGCTCAATAGACCAAGTAAGAATATTCAACACCGCATTAACCCCTTTAGAAATAGAGGCTTTATATACAGAGGAATTATGTATTTGTGATGGAACAGTAGATACCTTAGATATATTAGGAGACGGTTATTGTATTGCTACATACCCTCTTGATGGCAATGCTAATGATTTAAGTGGTAATTATAGTGGAACACCTACTGATGTATCTTATGGAGTAGGCGAGTTTGATTTAGCAGGGGTGTTTAATGGGAGTAGTAGTAAAATAGTTTCTAATATAGATGTATTTAACACAACAACATATTCAGTATCTTTATGGGTAAATGTAGGTGCATATAAAAATGCAAGTTATAATCATTGGGCATTTATTATCAATAACGACCAACACCTTCTTATAGGAGACGACGGTGCTAATACCTTAACAATATACTTTAGTGATTTTACAACTTCAAATCCATTTTATACAATAACAGACCCTACTGCTTGGTATCACATTGTAGTAACAAGAACAGGCAATAGTATATCTATGTATGTAAATGGAAGTTTAGCTAACACTTTTTCTTATGGAGGTTTAAGTCAAGGAACAGGATTCAAACTTGGAACGAATCACGTTGACAATGCTTTCTTTAACGGCTCAATAGACCAAGTTCGTATATTCAACAAAGCCTTAAATTCAACAGAGGTTACTACATTATACAATGAAACTGCTTGTGCTTCTAAAATAAATTTAGATAGAGACCCAATAAGACATTGGGGCTTAGATAACACATTGGCTTCTACAAAGCCAGGTTATTCTGCATTACAAAAAACAAGTGCAACATATTCAACAGGTAGATTTGGTGCCGCATTAAATTTTGCAAAAGGGAATACTGCTTCTGAAACAAGTACTTTTTATGGGGATATGTGGACTGAAATGACAAGAAGCAATTTTGCACAAGGTTCTTTTTCTCTTTGGTTTAAACCTAATAATTTAAACGCAAGAAACATTATACTTTATAATGAAAAATGCCCTTGGCTGTCAGTAGAACTTGGAAGCAACAATCAAATATATATAGGACCAGGCTCAAACCCAATTTGGAGTGGTACAACTTTTAATACAAATGATACAGTTTTTGTTTGTGGTAGTGCGGTAAGAACAGGCGGAACAGGAAACACCCAAACTGTTTCTGCTACAATGTATTTTGGAACTGCAGGTGGAACTTTGCAATCTGTTTCTGGTAGTAGTACCCATACTGAAAACACATATATTACTACAATGTGCTTAGGACACGGTGCTTCAAGCGTTGGTTTTGGTGGTTGGATAGACCAATTCAGATTATTTGACAAACCTTTAAATGCAGAGCAAGTACAAGCATTGTTTGATGAGGCTCCTTATTAACTAAAATAAAGGGGGTGTAAAAACCCTTATATAAAACTATGGCGGGACCAGTAAACGGAACAAATTTTATGCTGCTAGAGGGCAATACGCCAGTAGGGCATAGCACTAACTGTTCAATGAATTTAAGTTTAGATTTGCCCGAAAAAACTACTAAAGATAGTAGCGGTTGGGTAGAAGTAATTGAAGGGCTTAGAAGCGCCGAAATGGTTGTTGACGGCCTTACTGATTACACCGATACTTTAAGTTTTGAAGGTTTAGTTGACAAGATAATAACAAGGGCAGAAAATATTTATGTTTTTAACATAGGCGACTTTTTTTATTACGGTAATGGTTATATTGCAAGCGCCGAGGAAGTTGCTGAAATGGAGGGTCCTGTTCGTTATAACATTACAATTAAGGTTACCAAAATATTAGTTTCAGATAACCAACTGCCTTGGAACTTAATAGATAAACTTTGGGAAAATGTAAATAGCCAATGGCAAGCCACTTAATAGGTTAGTAAAAAATATATTATCTTTACAAAAAAAATATTAATACATACTTTTAAAATATAAATATGGCAACAACAGGAGTTTTTAACGGAACAAACCTATTATTGAAAATAGAAGATACAGTAGTTGGACACACAACTTCGTGTACGCTTTCTATTTCACACGATTTACCGGAAGCTACTACAAAAGATAGTAACGGTTGGGCGGAAGTTATTTCCGGCGTAAGAAGTGGGGAAATTTCATTTGAAGGTTTAGTGGATTATAGCGACGACGCTAACGCTATCGAATTAGCGGATTACATTATCAATAGAACGCAAATTACTTGCGTATTTGGTACTGCTGAAAGCGGAGATGCAATTTATACTGCCGAAGGATTTATTTCTAGTATAGAGCAATCTGCTGAAATGGAAAGTCCAGTTTCTTATAGTGGATCAATTACACTAACTGGCGCAATTGTTAAGTCTGCAAACGCATAGGGAAGCGTTTTAATAATATAGGGCGGTATTAATTTATCGCCCTTTTCAAGTTTAACAAAAGAAACAAAAAAATGACAAACAAAAAAAGAGGGTATTATACCCTAACTATTGGCGGGAAAAAACGAACACTTCACTTTTCAATGAACTTTTGGGCGTCCTTTACGGACGTTTTAGGTATTTCACTTTCAGAAATAGACAAAGTATTTTCAAGCGAATTAAATTTAACTTCAATTAGAGCGTTAGTTTACGCTGGTATTTTATCTTACGACCAGGAGGAAGGCAACGAAATAGACTATAATCTTTACAAAGTTGGCGCCTGGTTAGACGATGTTACAACGGAACAGTTTAATGAAATGGTCCAAACGCTTACTGAAAGTCGTTTACTAGGAAATGATTTAAACGGTGGTATTAGTCGTAACGTTGTAAAAAGCACTAAAGCAACAAAAAAGTAAAGGCTTCCTTAACGTGGGAGGATTTAACCGACTACTATATAGGGCAGGCCGGTATTGAACCGGATAAGTTTTGGAAGCACACCTGGAAGGAAAACGCTCTGCTCGGCGAAAGCTGGTTAATTAATACAAACCTAAATTGGGAAATGACCCGTTTTTTAAGCGCTATGGTTTTTAATACTAAAGCAGAAAAAAGGGCGCAAATGATTACGCCGGATAAACTTTTTTCTTTGCCGCAAGATGTTTATATGGAAAAAGGAAAACCAAAAAGTACTAAAGAACAATACCAGGAATTTTTAAATAGAATAAACAAAACAAAACCTAAAAATTAAGGCGCTTAAACAAGTGCCTTTTTTTGGTTATTTTTGTAAGTAAATAAAACTATATGGCCCTTAACGAATTAAAGGTTTTACTAACGGGAGACGCTTCCAATTTAAGCGCTTCGTTACAAACCGCGAGCGGAAAATTAAAATCTTTTGGCAAAAGTGTCTCCGGAATAGGAGCGAGCCTATCTAAAATATCTGTCCCATTGGCTTTGGCTGGTGGTGCTGCTATTAAGATGGGCGCGGACTTTGACAAGTCAATGACACAAATAAAATCCTTAGTAGGGGTTGCAAGCGCAGAAGTTGATCGTATGGCCGTAGCGGTTAAGGAAATGGCTGCTGCAACTGGTAGGGACGCCAATGAAGCCGCAGAGGCTTTGTTTTTTATTACTTCCGCAGGTTTACGAGGTTCGGAAGCTATGGACGTTTTAAACGCTTCGCTAAAGGCTTCTGCCGTTGGATTAGGCGAGACAAAAACTGTTGCTGATTTAGCTACTTCTGCTATGAACGCTTACGGTTCGGAAGTGTTAAGTGCTACCGATGCTACCGATGTTATGGTTGCCGCAGTTAGGGAAGGTAAACTGGAAGCCAGCGAACTAGCCGCTTCTATGGGTAGGGTTTTGCCAATTGCTAGTGCAATGGGTGTAAACTTTAACGAAGTAGGTGCTGCCTTTGCTGCATTATCTAGGACGGGTACAAATGCCGCAGAAGCCGCTACGCAAGTTAGGGGTATATTCTCTAGTTTATTAAAACCAACAACAGACGCGGAAGCTTCC